GTTTATTAATGGAGCGATTACTGTAACCCTTACAAGCGAAAGCACTGGAGCGGTTATAACTAAGACTCCTACAGCTTCAACAGACGTAAATTATATGTCTTTTACTGTGGCGTTTGGCACTTTAACTGAAGCAGACTTTTACACGCTTGAAATTAAAAACGGAACTGTTATAATATACAAGGATAGAGTATTTTGTACAGACCAAACAGTAAACCAAGTAAACAACGATTACTATTCTGTAAACGATGGAGTTTATAATACAGAAGATAGTTTTGATAACGATTATATTATTTTATGAATGATTTACGAATAGTTAACTTAAGTAGTTACACAAGCCCAGAAATTGTAGAGAAGTCTAACAAGCAGTGGGTAGCTTATGGTAGTGATAATAATTTTTTTGGACATTTAATCTCTAATTATGAGAATAGCCCAACGAATAACGCTATTATAAACGCTATAAGCCAACAAATATACGGACTTGGCTTAGATGCTTCAGATTCAAGTAGAAGACCAGAGCAGTACGCTAAAATGATTACAATGTTTCACAAGGACTGTGTGCAAAAGCTTTGTTTTGATTTAAAGCTAATGGGTCAATGTGCTATGCAGGTCATTTACTCTAAGGATAGAAAGACCATTGCTAAAGTAGCTCATATTCCTGTAGAAAACCTAAGAGCTGAGAAGTGTAATGAAAAAGGAGAAATAGAAGGCTATTTTTACTCAGATGATTGGTCTAATGTAAAACCAAGAACGGAATTAAAGAGAATCCCTGCTTTTGGAAGTAGTAAAGAAAACATAGAGATTATATATGTAAAGCCTTACAGAGCTGGTTATAAGTATTACTCAAGTCCAGACTATACGGGATGTTTACAATGGTGTGAAATAGAAAGCGAAGTATCAAACTTTCACTTAAACAACGTACAAGGAAGTTTTAGCCCTAACACACTTATCCAATTTAACAACGGAACACCAAACGCAGAAGAAAGACAAAACCTAGAAAACAGAATAGCTCAGAAATTCACTGGTACTGGAGGTAATAAGTTCATACTTGCTTTTAATGATAACCAAGACGCTGCAGCTACTGTTGAAACTTTACCTATTAGTGATGCTCACAATACCTATGAGTACGTCTCAAGTCAAGCTACAGAAAAAATAATGGTAGGTCATAGGGTAGTATCTCCAATGCTTTACGGAATTAAGGACAGCACAGGGTTAGGAAACAACGCAGATGAGCTTAAAACAGCTTCTATATTAATGCAGAACTTAGTTATAGCACCATTTCAGCACCTTTTAATTGATGCTTTTGATTCTATTTTAGCTTATAATCAAATAAGCCTAAAGTTATACTTTAAAACTCTACAGCCTTTACAGTTTATAGACCTTGAAAACGTAGAAGACGAAGAAACAAAAGAAGAAGAAACAGGGGTTAAGTTGTCAAAAGAGCTACCAGACGAAATAGGCACAGCTATTGCTGACGCTTTAATAGACTTAGGACAAGACGAATCAGAGCTTTTAAGCGACTTTGAGGTAATAGATGAAAGAGAAGTAGACTATGACGAAGAAAACGGCTTAGATGAGGTTATAACAGACCTTAACAAACCACAAGAAAAAAGTACACTAGCTAAAGTTTGGGAATTTGTAAGTACAGGGGTGGCAAAAAAAACAAAATCAAGTGAGCAGGATGGTACAAGCAAACAAACAAAAGAAGAGGGAAAAGAATTTTTAGTAAGATATGTTTATAATCCTGCAAAAACTAAATCTAATTCAAGACAGTTTTGTTCTAAAATGGTAAGGGCTGGAAAGGTTTATAGGAAAGAGGATATATTAGCAATGACTAAAAAAGCTGTTAATCCAGACTTTACTAAGAGTGGGGATAAATCTGGCAAATATTCCATATGGCTCTATAAGGGCGGAGCTCGCTGCTCCCATAGATGGTTTCGCAAAACTTATGTTAGAAAAATAGGTGGTAAAAGAATGGGTACAGAAATAAGCACAACAGAGGCAAGGTCAAGGGGTTTTAGACCTAAAGGTAAACCAAACGCTCAGAAAGTACCTGTAGCACCTAAGGATATGAAGTATAAAGGTTATACTGCTGAATATTGGAACAAAATAGGATTTAAGAATTAATATGGCAACAGCATTATTTATAAACAGAACGGACTTAGTTAAAAACTCTATAATTGATGGCAATGTAGACACTGACAAGTTTATACAATTTATTAAGGTAGCCCAGCAGATAGACATACAAAACCTTTTAGGAACTGAGCTATACAAAAAAATCGGTGCAGATATAACGTCAGAAGCTGGTGGTGGTGCTGGTTTAACTGGTAATTATCTAACTTTAGTTAATGATTATGTGCAGCCTACATTAATCTGGTTCGCTCAAATGAATTACATACCTTTTGCAGCTTATCAAATTAAAAACGGTGGTGTATTTAAACATAGTAGTGAAACAGCTCAAAACGTAGATAAAAACGAAGTAGATTATTTAGTAAGTAAAGCGAGAGAATACGCTAACTACTACTCTACAAGAATGGTAGACTATTTGTCTTTTAATGATAATCTATTCCCAGAGTATAATAATAACAGTAACGAAGATATTAGCCCAGATACAGACACAACTTTTAACGGATGGGTTTTATGAAGTATAAGGTAAAAGAGACTAACCTTACTAAGCTTAAAAAGTATATAGACGAGTCTTTAAAAGAAGAGATAAAGCAAAAACCTAAAAAGAATGAGTAACCCAATACTAGCATTAATACCAAGCAGCACTTTAACACAAAAGGTTTACTCTGTTTTACCTAGTGATGGTAGTGGGGATTTTGCATTTGAAAGAAATGGCAAGGGTACAAGGGTTAATAAGGATGGTCTTATAGAAACTATAGGTACTTCTGTTGACGATTTAGCTCGTTTAGATTGGCTTAATAGTAATTGTCCTAGCTTACTTATAGAGCCTTTAAGAACAAACAGACAAGTAAGGTCTGAGGAGTTAGACAACGCTTCTTGGAGTAAGACAAATACAACAGTAACAGCTAATCAAACAACAGCACCTACTGGAGAGCTAACAGCCGATAAGTTATCAAGAACTTCTACAGCTGCTAATTATGTGGCTGGCATTGTAAGTAAATCAGCGTCAAGTCAATTAGATGCGGTTTCTTCTTTTTTTGTAAAACAAGGACAAGGAGATTTTATATCCTTTAGAGCACAAGGTTCTTATCCAAATAGAGCTGATGCAATATTTCAATTTAGCACTAAAACATTAACTACAAGTGTAGCAGGTAGTAATTTTAGCATTACAAGTTCACAAGTTCAAGACTATGGTAATGGATGGTACAGGCTTTCTATTGTATATAATACAGACACTTCGGCTACAATACAGTCTATTTTAAGCCCAAGAGCTACAAGCGGTCAAGTAGATGCGACAGACACGTCTACAACAGCTTTCGCTTATGTTTGGGGTGTTCAGTTTGAAGAGGGTAGCACACTTTCGAGTTATATAGAAACAGGTTCAGCAGCAACTACAAGACTTGCAGATGTTTGTAGTATAACGACTCCAGCAGACGTAACTACAATTACAGAAACTTTCGCAGATAATACAACTAACGTAATCACTTCTATTCCTACTACATACACAGTAAGCAATGGATTGATTAAAAAAATAATAATGGACTAATGGCATACGGAGAAATATATAAGACAACGTGGTGGGGTTTACCAGTTCAATTTGGGTGGGGTGGCATATACTTTGACTTGTCAGTAACAAGCGCAGTACCTAACCTTTTAACGACTTTACAAGCCAGAGCAACGTATTACGAGAATGCGACTGGAACAAGCGAAATATTAACCGCCTTAGAAAACTGTGAATAATGAGTAATTTATTAGAAAAAGCGAGTATAGTGACTACTCCAACGGCTTACGATAATGGTAAAATATTAAGCGTTAAACCAGCTAAACCTTATAGTGATGAAATAACTGTAAATGGCAATTTTGATACTGATAGTGATTGGACTAAAGATGCGGGATGGACTATTTCAAACGGAGAGGCTATACATACAGGAAGTGGTAGTTATATTTCACAAACGGGTACAACTATTGGTAAAAATTACAAAGTAGTTATTGAAGTTACTCAAGCGAGTGGTAGTGGTTTTCCGCAGATTTATATGGGTGGTTTGACAACTGCAATGACAAGTGTGGGTACTTATACTTTTGACATTACTGCTACTTCTACTCTTATTAGGTTAAGAGGTGTTAATGATTGCAAAGTAACAAGTATTTCAGTTAAAGAGGTTTTACACGCAGACTTCGATTTCACTAGAAATTCTAGCGCCACAAGAGTAAACTCACAAGGTTTAATTGAAGATGTGCAAATACTATCTAGTAATTTAGTGCAGAACGGAGATTTTTCTCAAGAGGGTTCAGAGCAGATTACAAACGGAGATTTTGCTACAGATAGTAATTGGACTATATCAAGTAGTGCATCTGTTGGAGAAAATAAATTGAATGTAGATGCTAGTGCTTTTGATTTTTTCGCTATACAAACTGCTTTAACAAATGGATTAACTTACAAAGTAACACTTGATGCAGAAGTAACAACTGGAGATATATTGCTTTACACTGGAGCACAATTTGCCACAATAAATTCTAGTGATAGTTATACGTTTTATACCACAGCTAATTCTGCTCAAATAAGATTTCGTTCTGGTGGAAGTGGTTTTGAAGGCTCAATAGACAACGTAAGCGTTAAAGAGGTCGGACAAGGTTGGACTGTTTCAAACGGAACAATTACAGACAAATACAATGCTTCAATGACTGCCTATCAAACTGGTATAAGAATTTTACCTTTTTCAAACACTGGCACGTTTAAAGTTGTTTTTGATTTAGTCGTTACAAGTGGGAGCTGTAAGTTTGATGCTGGAGGAAGTAATAATGCTATTTATTCAACAAGTGGAACTAAAGAACTAATAGCAACAAATATAACTAAATTTGAGTTTAATGCTTTTAATTTGGGCTGGGTTGGAACTTTAGACAACGTTTCAGTAATAGAAATTACAGAGGACACTAACCTTCCAAGAATAGATTATAC